TTAAAAGTAGATGAAGATATTTCATTCCAAATAGTGAAAATCATAGCTAATAAACTCGCTGAAAATACAGAAAGCCTTGTAAAAAATATTACTAATTGCATAAATAATGTAAAACTATAAAATAATGGAAAATAAAAATCACCCAAATTGGCTTGTTCCTTTGGAGATAGCCAAAGAACTAAAAGAAATAGGGTTTGATATGGTTTGTCAAAATTGGCAAGCTTATGAATCTTTTGTCTCAGTAAACTTTACCTACTTAGATAGGTATCGAAAAAATAATTATGATATAACTACAATTCCAACATGGGAGCAAGTATTCAAATGGTTTAGGGATAGAAAGTATTATGGTACTTTGAACACTTATTCTGCAAATACAGATAAAGATGGTTTTAGTTTTTACTGTGAGATAAATTATAACAACCAATATATTAAAGTATATTCAAAAACCTATGAAGAAGCTCGGGAAGAATTAGTAAAAACATTAATTGAAACTTATAAAACTAATGAAATTTTATGAAAACAATAATTGATTAAAAACAACTCAAATTTAAACAACAAAAAAGCCTCCAGAATATGAAGGCTTTTTTATAAATACAACACTCTCATTTCCATAATTTTATTAACAATATAAAATGTTAAAAATGACCCATTATTTAACAGGTTAAAAAATGATTAAAAAGTCAATTTTTTATATTTATTTGTCTTATTATCAATTAATTATATTGAAAAAATAAAGTGTAAATAAATATATTTTTGTATCTTTGCGCTTTAAAATAATTTTAAGAATTAATCATTACTTATGGATAGTAATTTACAAATATTCAAAAGCTCTCAGTTTGGGCAAATTCGCATTATTGTTAATGAAATAAATGAACCTATATTTTGTCTTACAGACCTTTGTGTTATATTATCGCTCAATTCAGGAGATGTGAGAAAACGATTAGATGATGAGGTGGTTTCAATCCACCCCATATCAGATAGTATTGGTAGAACTCAGTTTACTAATTTTGTGAATGAGGAAGGGTTTTATGACATAGTACTTGGAAGTCGTAAAGAAAATGTAAAACCTTTCAAAAAATGGGTAACGGGTGAAGTACTCCCTACTATTCGTAAAACAGGCGAGTATTCCATTCAAAAGAAAATTCCTAAAAGTTTTTCAGAGGCTCTCAAACTTGCTTATGAGCAACAATTAAAGTTAGAACAACAAGAACTACTATTAGCAGAAGCAAAGCCTAAAGTAGAATATTTTGATAAAATTCTTTCCTCAAAAGACAGCTTAACGGTAACACAAATAGCCAAAGATTACGGATTAAGCGCTCAACGGCTAAATATTATACTTAAAGAAGAAAATGTACAATACAAGCAATCGGGACAATGGTTGCCTTATAAGGAATATGCTCAAGAGGGATATACCAAAAGTGAAACCATAAACTTTACTCATAAAGATGGTACAGAGGGAACAAAACTCAATACTAAATGGACACAAAAAGGGCGTTTGTTCATTCACGAACTGCTAAAAAAGAAGAATATCAAACCTGTAATGGATAGATAATAAAAGGTATCAATATAAAAAGTAATGTACCCATATGAAACACCAAGAAAGCTCCTTACAAACACAATGCGTTAAATGGTTTAGGTATCAATACCCGCACCTTGTGATATATGCCGTTCCTAATGGTGGCAGTCGTAACGTACGTGAAGCGCAACGGCTAAAATCTGAGGGAGTACTTGCAGGAGTGGCTGACTTAACTATATTACTTCCACAAGGTAAAAGCCTTTACATTGAAATGAAAGTAAAAGGTAATAGACAAACCCCTAATCAAAAGGAATTCCAACAAAAAGCTGAAGCATTAGAACATAAATATTACGTATGCTATAGCTTTGAGGACTTTGAAAAAGTGATAAAACAGGAACTAATCACATAAAACGACACTAATAATTAAAAAAAACAACAACTATGTTAAAAAAAATAAAAAAAGCCATTGAGGATTGCTCTCTTGAACCCTTGAATAGTAATACTGCTTATATGAAGTTATTCTGCGGATTGGCTTATAAACACTCTATTGTATCGAATAAGGAAGTAGCTACTTTTTTAGGTATATCCCCCTCAAGTGTGAGTTACTACCGCAAGGAGCATAACAATATGCTTGCTGTTACAGAATACCTACACCTATATGAAAAGGTGGAAGGTAAAATATTATAATTTGTTTTCTTTTCTTAATTTTGTTTTAATATTATTTATGAAGCACCACTATTTATTATATAGTGGTGCTTTTTTTATCCCTCTTTCTTTTCCTGCTCGTACTGCTCCTTTTGTTGCAAGGCGTCTGCTTCTTTATCCTGATAAGGGTACTTCCTGACAATCCCTAACCAACGCCCCTGCTCATCGTAGAAGTGTGTAAATTCATCTCCTACAGATATTAACTCCGCAAGTTCACAATTAAGTATTTTTGCTATATCTTCAAGTCCTTTAGTATTCATTCCTTTATTGATTTTAGAATTAAGACTTTGTTTAGTAATACCTAATTGTTTGACTAATTCCTGCATTTGTATATTTTTCCTTTTTGCTACTTCTTTAATTCTATACATATATAAATATTTTTTTTGCAAAGGTAATACTTTTATCTGAATAAATAATAAAAAGTGAAAATAAAAACTTTAACTTTTTATTAATCATTGTAAGTCAATTATTTATAAAACAAAATCAAAAAAAGTAATAAAAAAATATTACTTTTTGTTTGCAAGGTCAAAAAAAAGTATTACCTTTGCACTGTCAAAATGAAACAAGAATATTAATCATTAAATAATATAAAGATGAAAGAGTCAATTAAAAAACAAGAAACGCAAATATTCTATGAATGGTGCTATAGTAAGTTTGAAGTGCGTACAAAATTAGAACTCAAAGGGCGCGGTATAACTAAATCAGAATACAATAATGATATATACTTTGTAACGCCCAAAGCCTTTCAAAAACTTGAAAAAACATACATTTGCACTCGTTATGATGTTTATTCATTAGCTAACTAATATCACAGATCTAAGTAAGTCTTTAAACTGCTTTTTAAATAAATTTAATAACAATTAAAAAAATAAATCATTATGAAAGCATTAGAATTAAAAGACCTTAAAGTAGGTAAGATTTATAAAAGAGTAGAAAATAAAGGTAGTAAAAGAAGTGTGTATGTACAAATTCTTACAAATAATGATAGTAAAACAACTTGTAATTTAATACATATTCTACCTAACATCAATAACGAATTGATAATAGCTGAGATAAAAAAAGATTATGATTTATCAGAAGCAATAATCTATAATGAAACATTTACACCTTCTACTGAAAAAGAGTTTAAAAAAGCAGTAGAAACAATTAAAAACAGTTTAACATTTTAAAATATACAAATATGAGAGCAAAAGAATGGCAAGAAGTAGCAAACAGCGCATTAAATAACGCTTTTAAGATGCATATAGAAGAATTTACATCAGAGCAAAAAACACAAGCATTAAAAACGATGCTTAATATTAAAACTAAACCAAATTCATTTAAAGAAGAACGAGAATTGAATGAAAAAATACAAAAAAAACTAACATTAGATTATATAGAAGCTGACATAATAATCACTTACTATTTTCGTTACAAAGAACGTTTTATAGAGTTATTAACAGTATAATCAAAAAGACCTAAGCAAGTCTTTAAACTGCTTTTAAACTCAATTTAATAACAATTAAAAAAATAAATATTATGAATACATCAGTTAAAAAATGGTCTAATGCTCTTAAAAATAAAGCTCGAAAAGAACTTTTAGGTATATATAACAGCTATGAACCTAAAAAAGTAAAATTCATTAAAAATGTAATCTTTTATGATAATGGTAGAGCTTCTAAAACAGGTTTTGCACACGATTACTCTTATTGGGCTTGGTAATACCTAAAAGCCCCGAGCAAGGCACAAAAAGGCTCAAAATTTTAATAATAATATAAATACATCATATAATGCTAACATTAGAACAAATTCAAAATTATCAATCAGAAATACAAAAAATAGAACTTTCCGAAAGTAACTTTAAAAGAGTAAGAAAAATAGCTAAAGCTATCAATTATGGTTTTACATTCACTGAACTTATAAAATATATCTTAGAGCACGAAAAAGCTATTTTAAATAATGACTTTCGAAAAGCATTATTTATTGAAGCATTATTTAAAGATATAAACTATCATAGAGAATTACAATATTTAAGAAAATGCGATTATGAAAATGTTGCAAATGTTTATTTAAACTGTTAAACAATTAAAAATAATACCAAAATGAAAGTAGAAACAAAATTTAGCACAAATCAAAAAGTCTATTTTATGCACGAAAATAGAATAAAAAGCGGTGAAATTGCAGTCATAGACATTCACTTAGTAGCTTATGATAATAGCATTAACATTACTTACAAAATATTTAACTATCAAAATAATGCATTTAATGAAAGTGAACTTTTTAGTAATAAAGAAGAATTATTAGACTATTTAGCTAACAATTAAAAACACCTACCAAAATGAAAAATACAGATAAAAAAACAATATTTGCCTTCGCTTGGCAATTTTTCAAACAAACAGGCTACTCTTTTTCAGAGTGTCTCAAAAAAGCGTGGCAAAATTTCAAACTAAAAAGTAAAATGAAAAAACAAATCGTAGAATTTTACTACAAGAAGTTAGACGGCTCAATACGTCAAGCCTTTGGCACATTGGCAAACACACCACCTACCACGACCAACCGCAAACCTAATGAGAACCTTTTTACCTACTTTGACACAATCAAAAACGAATGGCGTTCATTCTATAAGTTTAATATTTTAGACATCGCATAAAAACACATCTCATTTGAAGTAGTTAAAATTATTTTTCGTACCTTTGCAAGGTATCAGTACAAAAAAAATACAAAAAAAAAACAAATTTTATACAAACTGATATAATAGTCTTTCACTATCTATATCGTACCTTTGCCCTATATACCAGAGGGTATATAAGGGTCTTTGAAATAGTGAAACACTTACAATCTTAATTAAAAACATTAAAAAAATGACAATAGAAGTAAATGGCAAACCAGTAGAGGCATACCACCTCATAATGAAAAAAGAAAATGCACTTGATATACTCAATGGTAAAAAGAAAATAGAAATACGTGCATTTTCAAAAAAGTACAACGACATGTTTATAAACAAAGAGTTGTACAAAAAATTTCAAGAATATTTAAAAGACCCAGATGGGTCAATGGAACTTGAAGATTGTCTAAATGAAACAGAGTATATCTATTTCACAAATTACAACAACTCTTGGCATTTAATAGTCGAAGTGCTAGATATAGCTGTTTATAAGATGACACAAGAAGATATTGAGGTTCTGAATGAAGATTACAATTTTCACGACTTTGACAACGAGTGGCAACAATATAAAGACCTATCAGAAGACGAAATACCTGTTTTTTATGGTTTAGGTCTTGCAGATGTAATCTCTCACGAAGGACTTATTTAAAAATAAACAACAAAATAATAATAACAAATAGACTTGTAAGATATTTTCTTACAAGTCTTTTTTTTAACCCTTTAAATATATAAATTATGTCAGAACCCTACGCAGTTAAATGGACTGATGGAAAAAAACAAGTCTATAAGACTAAAGCTGATTACCTTAAAGGTAGACATCAATCATCAGATGCGGCTCGAAAACGAGAAGAACGCGCTTTAGGTAAAGCTCGTAAAAAGAAAAAGCAAATCAAGAAAGGTCAATCAATTCTTAACTTGTAATGTTAACTCGTGCCCAACAAATCATTGAGCAAATCGCTCAAAAAACTAACAAGGTGATACTATTTCACTCTATGAGTGGCAAGGATAGTATTGCCTTGTTACACTTGCTATATCCTCACTTTGAACAAATAACCTGTGTATTTATGTATGTTGTGAAAGATCTTGAACACATCACTTATTATATGCACTACATCAACAAGAAGTACCCAAAAGCAAGAATTATACAAATACCACACTTTTCGGTATTCTCTTATATAAAAACAGGATACTTGGGACACAGACAAAACGAAAAACAACGCCTTTACAACCTTGCTGACCTTACAGATAATATAAGAGAAAAAATAAATATAGAGTGGGTAGTGTTTGGATTTAAACAATCTGATAGTATGAATCGTCGTGTAATGCTACGTACTTACCAAGATGAAGCAATCAACGAAAAGAATAAAAAAGTATATCCTCTTTCATCTTACAAGAATAGCGATATAATAGAATACATCAAAGCGGAAAAACTCATCACTCCCGAAAAGTATGGCAATAGCCAATCATCAGGTACAGATATAAACGACCTTAACTATTTGCTATTCCTTCGTAACCATTTCCCTAATGATCTAAAAAAGGTAATAGCTGAATTTCCCTTAGTAGAACGCAAATTATATGAGTACGACTATGAAACAACTAAAACAATCTGAGACTATCACCATAAATCGTTCCCAAATCAACCTAAACCCATACAACCCTAAAAAACATACAGACAAGGAAATCAAAAACCAACTTGCCAACCTCAAAAAGGTAGGGTTCAACGGAGGTATAAAATGGAATAAGGTAACCAGCAACCTCATAGACGGGCATCGTCGTATTAAGGCAATGGATATATACTACAAATACGATGGTACTAATGAAACTGATTATCAAGTAAAAGTAGAAGCTGTAGAGTTTGACGAAAAAACAGAAAAGGAACAACTTACTTACGAAGCACTCGGCAATACTCGTGCTGATTATTCCCTTGTAGCTGAATATATCAACGATATAGATTACACCAACTTAGGATTAAGCGACTATGATATTAATGAGCTTTCTAATTTCATTGTTGATATAAACGACTATACTCCGCAAGTAGAAACGTATGAAGACCTAATAACCGAACCACAAGAAGAAAAGAAAGAGCCTACATACGAAGAGAAAAAGGAGCAAGTCAAACAAATGAAACAGCAAATAAAAGATAACGCTTTAGAGAAACAACGAAATGAAGACGCTTTTATCACACTATCCTTTTCTACATACGAAGCCAAATCAGCATTCTGTGAGATTATAGGGATAGACCCCGATGAACGTTTTGCAAAGGGTGAAATTGTCTTGAATATGATAGATTAATATTTAATAATTTTTAATATGAAACCACGTAAGAAGATAGATAATGAAAAATATACCGATGAGGAGCTTAAACAGGCTCTTATCAAAGCTAATGGACAACCTACTAAAGCTGCCGAAATACTTGGTGTTACCTATCCGTCTGTATATGGACGTATTCGTAAAAATCCTGAGTTGGAAATGGTACAAAAAGCCTACCGAGCACGCACATTCAATGATGTATCAAACTTGGTATCTGTCGTTGCTATTATGGGTGTTATTCGTGAGCCTCTTACTGATGAAGATGGTACAGTAATTCCTAACAAATTCCGTGAAGTCCCCGTTGATTATCGCACTCGTATGACAGCAATGCAAACCGTACTTTCTACATTCAAAACAGACGATGGCATAAAAGAGGAAGTTTCTGTACAAGGTAGTATTGATATAGCCCAATGGCTAAAGAACAACAACAAGAACAATGATTAAAACACAACCCGTATATAATCCCTTATATCTGAATAAAGATAAGTTCATCACTATCCTTTCAGGAGGAAGAGCGAGCGGAAAAAGTTTTGCAGCCTCTACCTTTCTTGAACGCTTATCTTTTGAAGCAGGTCATAAGATATTATTTAGCCGTTATACAATGGTTTCTGCTCATAGCTCTATTATTCCTGAGTTTGAGGAAAAGATAGAAGCAGAAGGGACACAGGCGTATTTTAATGTAACAAAAACAGCTATCAAAAACACCTTTTCAGGTTCTGAAATACTATTCAAAGGGATTAAGACCTCATCAGGAAACCAAACGGCTAACCTTAAATCATTACACGGTATTACTACCTTCGTAGGTGATGAAATGGAAGAATGGCTATCAGAGGAGGATTATGAGAAACTAATACTTTCAATTCGTCAGAAAGGGATACAATTGCGTGTTATCCTTATTTTGAACCCCTCCAATGCTGAGCATTTTATTTATAAAAAGTACATCGAGCAAACACATAAAATAGTAGTTATTGATGGTGTAGAAGTGCAAATATCCACACATCCTGATGTATTGCACATTCACACCACCTACTTTGATAATATAGAAAACCTCAACGAGCAGTTTTTTAAGCAGATTGATGAAATCAAAGCCCAAAGCCTCGCACAAGCAACGGACGAACAAGGTAATTTTAGTCAATCTTTATTCAACAAAACTAAATACGCACAAAAAATCATAGGTCGTTGGGCTGATGTATCAGAGGGGGTAATATTCACCGACTGGGAGATAGGAGCATTTGACACCTCATTACCTTATGGATACGGACAAGATTACGGATTTAGCATTGACCCTGATACACTCATTAAGGTAGCAGTAGATAAAAGAAGAAAGATTATTTACATTGATGAAAAATACTATAATAACAAGCAATTATCCTCTGATGGACTTTATCAACTTAACAGCACCCTAATCGACAACCCTGACGACCTAATTGTCGCAGATAGTGCCGAGCCTCGACTCATTTCCGACCTAAGAGATAAGGGGCTAAATATAGAACCTTGTGAAAAGGGAGCAGGAAGTGTATCAGCAGGTATAACAACAATGCTCAATTATAAGTTAGTCGTAACACCTGATAGTTTCAACGTGATGAAAGAACTAAAGAATTACGCTTGGAATGACAAAAAAGCAGGTATACCGATAGATAACCACAACCACGCTATAGATGCTATTCGTTATATTACAATGAGATTATTAAGTGGAACAAATAACAACTTATATCAACTCGCCTCAATGATTTAGCAGGTAGCACCTGCAATTATATTTATAATAACTTATACTATGGACAAACAGACTATGACACAAGAAGATTTTAAACAAGGAGTAACATTAATAGATATTTCGCAATACCAACGGCAATATGATGTTAAAAAGCACGAAATACTCACCAACAAACACCGCTACCCTGACCCTGAAATAATGATACCTCTCACTGATGAAGTAGGTAACCCCTTATTAGATAGTCAAGGCAAACCACGATTTGAAAAGCGTACTCGTTCCCTCAATCGTATAGGACTCCCTTATCAAAAACGTATTGTAGAAATAGCTACGATGTTCCAAACGGCTATACCTTACAAGTACACCGCTGAAGATAGTACTTTGTTTACTGCTTTTCAGGAGGTTATCAAGGCAAATAAAATGAACTTTTCAGACAGCAAAATATGCACAGAGGTAAAGCGATACACTCAAGTAGCTGAGTTGTGGTATACCGAAGAAGAGCAAAACGAACAATACGGTGTGCATTCTAAATTCCTATTGCGACATAAGGTACTATCACCTGAAAAATACAAACTATATCCACGATTTGACGATAATAACAACCTTATATCGTTTGCTATAGAAAGCACTACCAAAGAGGGTGAAACTGTATTCCAAGCCTTCACAACTGAATTTGTTTACACTTTCACTACTAAAAACGGACAAACCACTACCGAAGTAAAACCTAATATCATAGGCAAAATACCAGTAGTACTATACCAACAAGACAAACCCGACTGGGATAGTGTACAACATCTTATTGAGATAGCAGAAGAACAACGCACTTACTTTTCTGAAAGTAATAAGAAGTTCGGAGAGCCTATACTGATGATAGCAGGGCGTGTAGAAGGTAAAACAGCTACCAATAACACAGGCGGTAAAGTATTTGAGGTAAAAGATGGAGGTAACGTGCAATTCGTAGTACCACCCAATGCCAATGAGAATTTCGATAGAGAAATGACAATGAATCGCCGTGATATACACGAGTTCACCCACACCCCCGACCTTTCCGATGAGTTCTATGCGGGTAAAGGGAATATGCTCTCAGGAGTAGGGCGCAAACTCGCTTGGCTACCTGCACACCTCAAAGTAAAAGATAACGAGGCTATATTTATCCCTGCCCTGCAAAGGCGTATTAATATCATTTTAGCTTTCCTTTCCAAGATGTATTTACCCTTTGAAAAGGAAATGAAAGATATAGACATCACCCCTATCATTACCCCATTTGATATTGATGATGATACCGAAATGATACGTACCCTTACAGAAGCCAATGGTGGCAAGCCCCTTATATCACAGCGTGAAGCAATGCAGCGTTTCGGCATCACCGACCCTGAAGCCCAATTAAAGCAAATCAAAGACGAGGAAAACAACAGCCTCAATGAAGCAAGTATCTAATGAACTACGATAACGAACATAGAAAACACCTACTCGCTTACCTACAACAGATAGAACGCTTATTCTATCAGTGGGTAGGCTTTTCTGTGTCTTTAGCTCTCAAAACTGATTTCAAGGAGCTTATTGCAAGTACATTATTTGCTTTTTCAAAAACCAAGAAAGGAAAAGTCTTTGAAAAGGAATTAGCTAACTTCAGCAACCAATTAGACCAAATCATAAAGCAAGGCATCACCAAAGAATGGGCATTTGCCAACCTCAAACAGGACCACCTACTAAGAGAAGGACTAACCAAGTATCAGAACTTAGAAGCCCTTGAGACCTTTAAGAAACGTAAGATTAAAGATTTTACTGTATCTGATCGTGTGTGGGATATTGCCAAGAAAGCCCAAACAGAAATAGAGCTCGCTTTGTCCGTGTCTTTAGAGGAAGGCAAAAGCGCTGTCCAGCTAAGCCGTGAAATACGTAATCTTCTAAATAATCCTACAGCTTTATTTCGTAGAGTAAGGGATAAATATGGCAACCTTGTATTAAGCAAGAACGCCCAAAATTACCACACTGGACAAGGAGTATATAGAAGTGCCTACAAAAACGCCTTGCGACTTGCAAGTAATGAAATCAATGTAGCCTATAAGTCCGCTGATTGGTTGCGCATACAGCAAAACCCCGATGTAGTAGGCTTTGAAGTACGCCTATCCCCACAGCACAAAGTCTATGATATGTGCGATGAACTCAAGGGTAAATATCCAAAATCCTTTCACTTTCACGGCTGGCACGTAGGTTGTAAGTGTCATATTGTTACTATTCTTAAGACTGATGAAGAACTTATAAAGGAGCTAAAAGCTGATGAAGAATTACCCCCTGAAAGCTCCTCTAACTATGTAGGTGATGTGCCAAGCAATTATAAGCAATGGGTAACTGATAACAAAGATAGGTTCAAGAATTGGAAAACAAAGCCTTATTTTATTGAGGAAAATAAAAAAGTAATAAAGAAATGAAAATAAACAACATCAACATACAAGCTACCTACCATACCTACCTTTTAGATAACAACTACAAGGATTTATTTTGCTTTCCTCCTTTGAAAAAGTTAGATAGTAACGATTGGGCTGAGTATTACGGCAAAGAATATGATACTGATAGCCCTCAGCTTGACACTATTTCATTTTCATTATCTTTTATTTCTAAAAGTAATCAATACGACCCTTTTATATCCTTTCTATCCGCTCAAACCTATAATGATTTTCACTTTGAGGAGTTAGGCAAGTCTTTTCGATTGCGATTTGTAGGGGTAAGAAAAGCTAAAGAAGAACAAGGATATATCACCTATGAAGTTACTTTTGCTAATGATAATCCCTTACAAGGCTATACTTATCAAGCTCCTAATGATACATTACCTTTATCAGGCTTCACTATTGATAATATAGACCTATCTAAGTATGGCATTTATTTGCTTGAGGAAAACCAAAACAGCCTACTAAAGAGCTACGAGGTCAAAGAGCACCTAACTACGACAAGCAGTGCTATTTCAGGGGTAAAATATGCAGACCACGACAACGTATTCAAGGAGCATACTATTGAATTATATTGTTATATGAAACAGCCTACTAATCGATTTTGGAAATTGTATGAAGCGCTTCTATATAACCTCTCTCAGCGAGGAGAACGCACCATTAATGCTTTTGGTAATACCTTTAAGGCTATCTATCAAAAGGCTAATGTAAAAGAGGTGCTACTTACAAAAGATACTTTGAGGGTGGAATTTACCATTTCCTTAGTGGTAATATAAAAAATATACAAAGAAAATACAAAAAATAGACAAACCATAATAAGGTACATTATTCCTCTATAATGTACCTTTGTCTTTGATTAAACTAAAGACTATGCAACTCTATTTTAACAGCACACATATAGAAATATTCCCTACTGATGAGAGCTACAGATACCGCTCTATTATGGGGGAGCATACGCTTACTTTATACTTTTCATTACCTACTTATACCGATATTCCTACTGGTGCGTGGTGCGAGTTTGCTAATGAACGTTACACTCTCAATCAGCCAGCTAAGGTTGTAAAACATAACACACAAAATTTTGAATATACCTTAACAATGGATAGCGAGGGTGTAAATCTCAAGAATTACAAATTTCGTAACCCTAATGATAAAACCCTAAAATTTCCTTTCACAGCCTCTCCTCGCTATCATATTCAGATATTGGTAGATTGCCTCAATATGATAGATAGCGGTTGGCAAGTAGGAACAACGATTGAAGCTAATGAGAAACTCGTTTCTTACAACCATAACAACTGCCTTGAAGCGTTGGAGATGATAGCTAAAGCTTTTGAGACTGAATACGAGATTATAGGTAAAACTATTCATTTGCATAAGGTAGAGTATTTTAAGGATAATCCTCTACCGCTCCAATATGGCAAGGGTAAAGGATTTAAGACTGGGGTAAGTCGTACCACAGAACAAAGTCGTATTACACGATTATATGTACAAGGAGGAGAACGTAATATCGACCGCTCTAAGTATGGCAATAAAGAGTTATTATTACCTAAATCACAAGAGTACACATACGAAGGGGTAACCTTTGTTGCAGACGACAAAGGGCTATCAATAGCTATCAAGAATGCTCAAAACAACAGATTTGTAAATGAGCAAAGCCTTGATTTGTCTCATATATATCCTAAGCGTAAAGGTACAATTACAGAAGTCTTTGAAGTGGATCACGACAAACACTTCTATGATTTTACTGATACCTCCATACCTCAAGCTCTCAATTTTACAGACCTACAAATCAAAGGGGAAAAAATGCTTATCTACTTTGAAAGCGGTATGCTATCAGGTAGAGAGTTTGAAATAAGCCGTTACGAGCACAGCAGTGGCTACAACCATAGTGCACGCCGATTTGAAATTGTACCTAAAGAGGAAGACGGCACAACAATGCCTAATGATATATTCAAGCCTGCCATAGGTGATGAATATTCCGTATACAATATGCAAATGCCTAATGCTTATATTTGTGATGATAACACCAAAACAGGGGCAAGTTGGGAAATGATGAAAGAAGCGTGTAAGTACCTCTATGAAAATAGAGCTGATATGTTTACTTTCACAGGTGATTTGGACGGAATATGGGCTAAAAAGAACTGGGCTAATGTAGGCGGACGTCTCAAAATGGGGGGATATATCAATTTTTCAGATACTGAATTTCAGCGTACCCCCATAGCTATTCGTATCGTAGGGCTAAAAGAGTATGTAAATAATCCTTATAGTCCGCAAATAGAGCTATCTAACAAGGTACAAGGACATTCTTTTGTTTCTGAAATGCGCAAACTCCAAAACCAAGAAGTGTATTTTGGAGAACTCAATAAGCGCACGCAGTCATTAACCAAAAGAAGCTGGAGAGATGCTCAAGAAACTATCAAGCAGGTAGAGGAAGCATTTCCTGAATATACTAAGAGTATTGTTCCTGCTACCGTACAAACGATGATGGCACTTATTGGCAACAAATCTACTCAGTTTGATTTTGTTATATCTAAAACAAACCCAGTAAAAGCCCCTCACACACTCTATTTTGACAAGAATACAAAGCAAATCAATGCAGGTAGTGGGTGGCTCAAACACTTTACATTAGGAAGCAGTGATATTACCCCTAATCGTGATGCTAATAGTTACAAGTATTGGAATATTCCTGCTTTCGTATCAGGGCGTTTGGACGATAAAGCCAAAACCTACTACCTCTATATCAAAGCCTCCAAAACCACCGAAACGGGCGAGTTTATCCTATCCGAAAACAAAATAGACATCGAGCAAGAAGCAGGCTTCTATCATTTTCTATACGCTTCTATAAATTCAGAATATGAAGGAGAGCGTGGTATTGCAAAACACAACGGCTTTACAGAAATCACTGGTGGACAAATCAAAACAGACAAAATCACATCAGGAAATGGAGAGCAGTATATACACCTCTTTGATGACCATATAGAAATTAAAGCCAATCTTAAAATCACAGACGGCAACAAAACAGAGATAAAGCAACTTGTTAATCCTGATTTGCTTTCATTGGAGAGTAGGCTAAAGTCAAGTATTAGTAATATTCAGGTTGGGGGAAGAAATTTATTACGTAATAGTGGACAAAAAATCACTAATAACAACTATGATATTGCTGTATATGAATTAACAGAAGATATTAAAGAAGGAGAGGCTGTAACCTTAACTATTAAAGGAAAATTAGGAGCAGGAAAAACAGCTTTTGCCGTATATAATAGTGGTGATTTTCTTGAGTTATCACAACTCTTAGACAAAGGCAATGGCATTTATCAAAATACATTTAATTGGAAAAAAGTTATTAATGGTAGAACCGCTGACAATAAAACACTTTGGATTTGGACTTATAATTCAAATGTTGATGTAGAAAGTACCATTGAATGGATTAAACTTGAAAGAGGTAATCATTTTACTGAATGGACTCCTGCTCCTGGTGATTTAGAATCTCAGATTACAACAGCTAAAACCGCTACAGAAGCCTATGCACGTACCCAATCCGAACTCACCAAAGCACAAGCCATAGCCGAAGCCAATAAGCAAGCAGGAATTGCTATCACAGCCGAGCAACAAGCTCGCATATTACAACTACAACAAAACCTCCAGCAAGCCAAAACCTTTGCTGAGCAGAAGGTGAATGAGTTGAACATTGGAGGCAGAAACTTATTGCGCAATAGTGGTCAAAAAATCACTAATAGAAATTATAATATAGCAACATACTATTTAACAGAAGAACTTAAAATAGGTGATTTACTCACCATTACAATAAAGGGTCAATTAGGGACCGGTAAAATCGCTTTTGCTTTATATGACCAATTTGGGAATGTAGAACAATGTGCTTTATATGACAGAGGGAAAGGTATTTATCAGAATACATTTAATTATAAAGGATATAGAAATGGTGATAAAATGATACTTTCTATTTGGACTTATTATAGTACTGTTTCTGCTGAAAGTACGATAGAATGGATAAAACTCGAAAAAGGTAACAAACCCACCGACTGGACACCAGCGCCTGAAGATACTTGGGATACAATGGTCGATTTAGGTATCATAGACAAAAACGCAATGGCTATCACCGAAGCCGAAAAAGCCAATATAAAGTATATCAATGGAGTGTTTAGTAAGGGAGGTAATTATGACAGCGAAACGGGTATTGTCAAGAATACAATTACTACTGGTGCTCTCACTGTAGGTAATGTATCTGGAGGAAATGCAGGTATCAATGGGGCGGGGTTAGCTGGTAATTCTATACGCTTCTTTGCAGGAAAGCCATATTCACAAAAAGAACAAGCTCCTTTTAGAGTAGATGACAACGGCGAACTATGGGCTACCAACGCTCATATTTCAGGGAATATTGATGCTAAAACGGGACAAATAGGAGATTTAACTTTATCAGGTGGTTTGTATTCAAGTAATTGGGATAGAAAAAAAAACAAGGTAGATGGTGGCGTTTTTTTTAGTGGTTCTGGAGTGCTTTATCGAGATGACTCTAAAAAAATTAAAGCTTCTTTTGGTTCGATTGCAGGAAGTATTTTTGGAGTTAATTCAGCTATGTTTAAAATAGAAAAAGAAGCTGTTAAAAAATCAGAATATGACAAAAGATATAATATAGAATATTTTACAGGTCAAACAATACTCGTTCCGCCATATCCAAATGAAGAATTAGATGTCACTTTTAGATACTTAAATGATCGAGCTCAATTTATTTATGGGGATACATTCAATTTTGGTGCAAGTGCTAAATTTGATTATGTCTATAGTGGATTAGCATATACTAATATAATAGAGCGATGGTTAGGTGTTACTAATACATTTATTTTTACAGATGTACCAAGTGATATGAATACTGTTCGGTTACCAAGTGCTACAATTATTAATGAAATTCTCAATAAATTAGGAGTAGAAAATATTTCTAGGGATAATTTAAGTTTTTCTTTTGAAATTACCATTATAATGGCTTGGGGTGTAGGACATAAAAGAGTAAAAATACAAGGCGTTCATGAAGGATATATTTTAAGTAATGAAAATGGTGAAAGATTTAGAAGTTTAGAAGGACATTTTGAAATGACAAAAGGAAATATTGTAAAACTTCGTTATCATAGAGGGGATTATCATATTATGTATCGTTCCGAAAAAATAAATTATGTTAATAATTAAAAAAATAAGATAAAATAAATATAAGCTAAAAAATCTAAAATTTTATATATCATGCAAATCATTCAGAAAACAACGCGTATCACCGCACAAGAAGAAGTACAAGGAGCAAATGTAATGTACTCTTATGAATTTGAGAAAGACCAAAACCCGCAAGCAGTGGCTTTCTCTGTACAGAAAAACATTGAAACACAAGGAAGCTATTCCTATTTACAAGGAACAGTAACCAAGCACGATTTCAATATGCAAAACAACAATTTCCAACCATCGGATATTGACTTGATAAAGCATATTCACGAGACTTGTACTTCTATTCTCAAAGGAGAAAACACTGAAAAACCAAAATCCAATGATACGAAAAAATAGGTTTCTCGTGCCAAAAGGGTATAGGGCAATCACCCTATATCCTTTCATCTTCGTTCGCAACGATAGTGATAAATACGACAAAGTACTTATCAATCACGAATGTATCCACTTGCGACAACAAAAGGAGTTACTGATACTCTTTTTCTATGTTTGGTATTTCCTTGATTTTGTTATCAAGTATTTACGTTATCGTAATTGGGATAAGGCTTACCGCAATATCATTTTTGAAAGGGAAGCCTATAACAATCAAAACAACCTCGACTACCTCAAAGTAAGGGGTATATGGTGGTTTTGGGGACAATAATTAAATAATTAATTCTAAATCTATGAATAAAATTTTACAATGGCTAATAAAAGCCAAAATGAAAATTGCTATATGGGCAACTCCTATAGTACTACTTTTTTATTTTGATGATAGGATACACTTCAGAGATAGAGTGTATTACTTCTTCATTGCCTTTTTTAAGAGTATTCCTTTGTTAATGCTGTACTCGTATTTCTCTATATGGAAAGACAAAAACGAGTTTTTTTATGCAGGTATATGTACAGCACTATTACTCAATGCTTTGGTAGGGGGGGTATATCATTTTAAGACAGGAACGTTTGACATCAAGGAATTTCTTGTCAAGAATACAGAAATGGTATTTATTATAGTTGCTGTATATATTTCCTTATCCTTGCTTAATATTCCTCTTGATGAATCTGAAATGGGTAAGATATTTAAAAGCGTAGTACAACTCACCACATTACTATATCCAGTGAGTAAAATCCTAAAGAACGCATTTATCCTTACAAATGGGAAGTTTCCTCCTCAATTCGTTATGAAAGCACTCTACAACTATGAACGAGAAGGTAAATTGAAAGATTTCTTTGATGAAATCAACGGAACAAAAACAAGTGAACCTAAAACAGAAGACGATGAACCAAACGCAGCTTAATTTTATCAAAACTTACAAGCCTTATGCATTGGAAACAGAACGAAAGACAGGCATTTCTCACCTCTTTATCCTTGCACAAGCAGGTTTGGAGAGTGGTTGGGGTAAGAGCGTGCCAGGTAATATGTTTTTTGGTGTAAAAGCTACTAAAAACACTCCTAATGAGAAAAAGCAACTCCTAATAACTACAGAGGTGCTTTCTTCTCCAAACGAAAAACATAGATTTCCTGAAGTGATTAGTATTACCAAACGTACAGATGGCAAATTCAAGTATGAAGTTAAAGATTGGTTTATGAAATACAATACTCCTGAAGAGAGTTTCACAGACCACGCTAATTTCTTCTTCAGAAATAGGCGATACGCAAAAGCGTTGGAGGTCAAAGCAGACCCATACAAGTTTGCTGAGGAGGTAGCAAAGGCAGGTTATGCCACTGCTCCGAACTATGCAGAGAGTTTGAAAAAACTCATTAAAGAAATTGAAAAAATTAAATAGTAATGTATGAAAAAGATTTTGTATTTACTCTTAGCCCTTATGTTGCTTACTTCTTGCAGGAGCAAAAAAGTAAACAAAACTGAACACAGAGAAGAGCAAAAGAGCGAAAGAAAGGAGGTAAAAGACAGCACTACACACATAGAAAAAGCCCAAAAGGTAAGCACTTTTGAGATACAGCAATCTCAATTGTTCGAAATAATCCTTGAGAGTGATAAGGACAGCGTAGGAAACGCCAAAGAAGTAGTGTATTATCGTATCAGGGACGGAGACAGCGAGACCATAAGAGTACAGGGCGGAAAGGTCCATAGAAAACCATTCTAAGAGCCTACAGCAGGCTGATAGTACTCTTACTATAAATAATAAAATAAGTCAAAAATCCGAAACTAAAAATGTTTATACAGAGCATAAAAAGGAAGTACAAAAAGAAGTCAAAACAATACCTATTGCACTTATAATAGGAGCTTTATTACTTGGTGTATTTGCCTTTTTATTATGGAGATTTAAGTTGTTTCGGTAAATAAGTAAGCCCTCTTAATTGAGGGCTTTTTTCTTTTATAAAAATATAAACAAAAAAAATACAAAAAAAGAACAAATTTTAAACAAACTAATATAACACTTATAATCAAGCTCTTGTGTACCTTTGCATATATTAAATATTGTACATCTATGGTAGATAAATTATTACAATCACTCAAAACCAAGTATGCGCACTTGGGGTTAGAGGAATCAGTTTTAAAAGCAATTGCTACTCGTTTAGCAAATGCGGTTAAAGACGATACGGAAATCGAAAATGCTGTTAAAGGTGTTGAGGAAGAAGTCAAGCTATTGCAATCAGTAGCCGACAAAGGGCGCACAAGCCTTACAAAAGCTGAGGAAGCTCGCAAGAAATTAGAGAAAGAACTCGAACAAGAGAGGGCTAAATCTAATCCAAATCCTCAAAACCCGCTTGCTCCCTCCACAGAACCAAAACCTGATGAAATGCCAGAGTGGGCAAAAAACATTTTAGAAGCTGTTACTAATCAAGGTAAGGCTATTCAAGCCTTTCAAGAAGAGAAGCAACAACAAAGTGCTAAGGAGCGTTTCCTAAACCAACTCAAAACGCAGGGGGTTTCCGAACCATTCTACAAACATCACTTAGGGCGTACTTTCAAAGACGATACCGAAATGGACGCCTTTGTCAGCGAACTAAAAGCTGATGAACAAGCATTTTTGCAAACTCAAGCTAATACAGGGCTTTCCAATCTATCAGGTTCAGTATTAGGTGGAGGAACAGATAACAACGGAGTATCCGCTGATGTACAAGCGTATATTAACAATAATTTAAAAAAAGAGTAAACACTTATGAATGAAGTTAAAATTTCAGAAAAAGCAGGTCGCCAAATAGTTGTATTTGACCAGTTGGACGTTACCTATCCTGGCGGGGTGCATATAGACCCTACCACTGCTAAGGCTCGCTTTACCGATGGCGTTATTCCAGCAGGTACACTCGTAATGCCTCATACTGAAGGCTCTTTCAAGGTTGTGAACGAAACCCTTTCACAAGCCAATACTGCAGGAGCATTAGGGCTAACCGCTCACGATGTAGTCATTGATGATATGCCACTTGTAGCGGTCGTAATGGCAGGAACAGCACGCAAAGAGGCGCTACCTGACAAAGAAAAGGCAGGGGTAGCATTCCTACGTACCGCTTTGCCTCGTATCTCATTTATTTAATAACCTTTTAAAAAATTAAAAGCATATGAATATTAATGCAAACAACATTATTCCTGAGTTCTCTCAGGCTAATATGAATGCTATTATTCAAGCCTATCCATTAGGAGATTTACGTTATCGTGAGTATTTTCCTTTGGAGTTCAATCCTAACCTTACTTATTCAAATATTGAGGGGGCTGATGGGGCTAAGATAATGGCGGACATTGTAGCGATTGGCTCAAAAGCACCTCGTAAAGGGCGTGATTTTGTAGAAAACATCAAAGGGGAAATCCCAAAGATAGAAATCGCTCGTGATTTGAATGAAAGAGACCTTTTAACTATTCAGCAACTCCGTAATTCAGTAGCTACTTATCCTACGAATGCAGGTATCAAAGCTCAGCTTATTCGTAAGATATACGAAGACCCTCAATTTTGTATAGATGGGGTCAATGCTCGTATGGAGTGGATGGCAAAACAACTTGTTTCTACGGGTAAATACAAAACTACCACTAACAATAATGGAGGGGTTGTGAATGTATCGGTAGATTTCAAAGTAAAAACACAAAATGCAATAAAAAAATGGGCTGATGCAGATGCAAACCCAGTAGAAGAAATCGAAAAATACCAAGAGGAAGCCAAAGGCAAAGGGTATAGTTATACTACTATCACTATGAGCCGTGCGACTCTTAATCAGGTATTGAAGAACAAAAATACACGTGCTTTTGTGTTAGGCGTTCCTATCAACGCTACTACCATTTTACCTGATGTACGTTTGGAACAACTTAATGCTGAACTTGTTGAACGAGGATTGCCTATTATCAAAGTATGGGAGTCTTATGTAAGTGTGGAGGGTAAAAATGGAGAGATAACTGTAGCTAATGGTTGGGAAGAGGGTAACGTTTTATTCTCTACTTCAGCATTGTTGGGTACTACTCAATATACTACTACTCCTGAATTTACAATGAGCTTTGCCGACGTGATGAGTAAGTCTGTAAAAGATAACTTTATTTTGGTAAATACTTTTGGTCATCAAGACCCTATATTAGTATCTACCAAAGCTACAGCGTTCGCTACTCCTGTATTGAACGATAGTAAACGTAAACTTATCATCAAAACAAAGTTCTAAAATGACAGCGCAAGCGTATATTGATGAAAAACTTAAACTCTGGAATGTAGAATACCCCACAACTCTACTCATTGCAGAAATGCAACGGGTAGGTTTGGGGCTTTCTGATGAGTTCAATGAGGAGAACGAACGAAAGACAAAAATGTTTTTCTACAATCTCATTCCTGAACTCTTATTGCGTCCGGTGTCCTTTTCTGAGGGTGGTTTATCTTTTTCTTATGATAAATCAGCTATTACAGCCTTTTACAATTTGCTTTGTAAGCAGTTAGGTAGAGTCAATTTATTAGAGGAAAAAGCTACTGTAAGAGATATTACCCACTTATTCTAAAATACTGCAAGGAAATGAAAATATACCCATACCTATTAAAGGTGAAAGCATCTCAAGAGCCTACTATCAATGATGATGGTATACCTACCTATCCTACTGACCCTATCGAGTGGCAAGAAATAGGTATTTGCCGTGATGAGATAGCAGGAGCGGGGCAAAAGATAAGCAAAGTAGACGGACAAATATTTGAATGTACTGCTACTATCTATGCTCCTAAAGATACACCAAAAATAGAAGCGGGTACAACCTTGCAAGTAGTAGATACAGAGGGGAATATTCGCATCGAAAAGCAAGTAATTCGATTTTCAAGAGATTATTTCCATTGCCGTATATTCGTATGATAACACCACAATTTAACTCGAATGATATAGAACGTATATTGCGTGAGAAAATAGAAAAATATCACCAAAAAGTAATACGTATCCTTCGTATTGTAGGAGAAAAGTGTATCAACGAAGCACGAACAAATGGAAGCTATCAAGACCAAACGGGCAACCTTCGTTCCTCAATAGGTTATGTAGTACTACAAGATGGCAAACCTATTGAAAAAGGAGGCTTTCAGCTTACAAAATCAGGAGGTAATGGACAAAAAGAGGGTGAAACGTTTATCAATAAAGTAATATCTCAATATCCAAGGGGTTTTGTATTGGTAGTAGTAGCAGGAATGAAGTATGCAAGCTATGTAGAAGCTCGTAATTACAATGTACTTTCATCAGCTGAATTATTAGCCGAAAAAGAAGTTCCAAAACTATTAAAAGCATTATCGCAATGAAAAAAACAGCATCGCAAGTAGAAGCCGATATATACAAGCACTTTAAGGATAAGGTAAATACTCTTATCAATGGACAAACTTACCGCTCAGGTGTACGACCTTTGGACTCTCAAAAAGAGGATTGTGTAATCTCTTTCCTTACGGGCTTAGATGGTCAATACCAAACAGGGGTAATTAACATCAATATATTTGTTCCTAAGGTAAAGAACAACGATAATCAGTATAGGAAAAACTTTGTACGTTGTGAAGCTATTGAGGGTGCTTTAATGCCTATCATTGAAGAAGCTAAAACAGCCCTACACAATTACAAGTTACAACTTCATCAGATGATACAAACCTTTGAGGATACAGATATTAAGCAGTTTTTCATCAACGCAAAAGTAAAATTTAGATATAACACATTTAACGGGTAGCACCCGTAAGCAATTAATCATTAACAATTAATCTTTTATATTATGGCATATACAGATAACAACGCCACCGCTTGGGGAGAAATAGAATTTAAATTCGCTACTGCTGGTGCAGGTGGAGCGATGGGGACACCTCTTAAAACATTGGGGGTTGTAAAAGATGATAGCGGTTATTCCATCGAAAAAGAAGATGGAAAAGAATATAAGTGGACTGCTATTGGAGGGAAGGTTATTGACCAGATGAAAGGAGAACCTACCTACAAGATTAAACTTGTAGTTAAGAACCTTAATAAGGCTCTACTCTCTGAAATTTGGGATGTAACAGAGACAGGGGATAAACTTGCAGTTAATTCTTTTTCTTCTACTAAGAAATTCTCAGTAGCTATTGTTCCTAAAAATTCAGGAGCTGAAAAATTGGAAATTCCTTACTGCTCTATCAGTGGAGGATTTATATACAGCACCGATTCAGGGTATGAAGTTGAGCTTGAAATCACCATCCTTAGTCCTGGTGCTGGTAAACCTTATTTCACTATCGAAAAAGTAGCATAATTATGGAGGAAAAAGTAGCACAAACCCTACTTGAAGAACCTACAACAGTAACCATTGGGGGCGAAGCGTATCAAGTCGCTCCGCCCTCTATTTTTACCCTTGTAAGGGCTTCTAAGTACATCAGTAAAATACCCACTGACACTATTAGTGAGGGGAATATATTCGGTTCAATTATACACAACGCTGAAGAATATGAGAATATAGCTTGGGCTATATCAGTAATTGTATTAGGTAATGATTTTACCGAAGTAGAAACTTATCCTAAATGGCAGTTTTTGAAAAGAAAAAAGAGTGTAACCAAAGGTGAAAACCTCTTTAAAAAACTAATGAAAACTCCTATTACAGAAGTAACAGATGCTTTTTTTAAAGTGTTAGGGCTAATAGATATACGCGCTTTTTTTGTCATTACCACTTCCCTCAAAGGAATGATGATAACCAAGCCAACGAAGGAAGTGGAGACCGAAACGACAGCATCTGGGGACTTGTAGGTTCATTTGCTAAACAGTACAGGCTTCCTTTTGATTATGTACTGAAAAAAATGAGTTATGCGAATGTAATGCTTTATAGTGCTGTTATCCCCTCTTATGATTATGACAAGGATAAAGACACTAAAAAAGCACCTCAGAAATCAGAAAAACGTACCAATTATGGGGATTTTCTCAAAGGAATAAAACAATTCACCCAATAATGCGAGATTTACCTATAATCTCGCATTATTACTTAAAAAACTAAATAGTATGCAAACCAATGATGGAGCTTTATTATTTCAAGTAAGAGCCGACCAATCACAGATACAAAGAGATATTGAGGCTATTAAAAAGCAATTTGAGCAAATGACAAATAAAGCCGTTGAAGAGGGCAAAAAGCAAGCTGATGTATGGCAAAACCTCCTCAAAGGTGCAACTGCTTATTTTACACTACAAGGGGCGCAATCCTTCATTAGTCAAATGATAGCTGTACGTTCACAATTTCAACAGCTTGAAATATCTTTTGGGACGATGTTAAAGAGCAAGGAGAAAGCTAATGCCTTAATGGCGCAAATGGCAGACCTTGCATCTAAAACTCCTTTTGGATTAGAAGAAGTATCTGAAGGAGCGAAACGATTACTTGCCTTTCAAGTGCCTGCAGAGGAAGTTACTGAAACACTTAGACGTATGGGTGATGTAGCTTCAGGGGTAGGTGTTCCTATGGGACAACTCATTCACGTGTATGGGCAGGTAAAAGCGCAAGGGCGTTTATTCGCTAATGATTTGTATCAGTTTATGAATGCAGGTATTCCTATTATAGCCGAATTGAGTAAGGTCGTAGGCAAGAGCGAAACCGAAATCAAAGATATGGTTAGCGCAGGCAAAATAGGCTTTCCTGAGGTGCAAGCAGTTATCAAGAATATGACTGATGAGGGAGGACTGTTTTTTAATCTAATGGCAGAACAAAGTAAGTCATTAGGAGGTCAAATATCCAATCTCAAAGACAACTTTGACCAAATGCTCAATGAGATAGGAAAATCAAGTGAGGGTATTGTTTCAGAAGCAATAAAAGGAGTGTCTTTTTTGGTAGAAAACTATCAAACATTAGGCAAAATTATAGCTGGGCTTATTGTTACTTATGGGACTTATAAGACGGCAATAATTGTACATAATGCTCTTATTGCTCTGAATACTCAACTTACTAATGGCTGGACGATTGCTCAACTCGCACAATATAGAGGGCTTTTGTTGTTAGAAAAGGCTCAAAAACTTCTTAATGCTACTATGCTTGCTAATCCTTATGTATTGGTAGCTACTGCTGTAGTGGGGTTAGGTGTAGCCCTTTGGACTCTAAAGGATAACACTAATTTAGCCCAAAAAGCACAAGAAGATTATAATAAGGAGAAAGAACAAATCATAGATAATGAAAAAGCTCATAAACAACGTATTGATGAGCTTATAGAAAGTGTTAATAATCAAGCATTAGCGGATACAGACAGGCAAAAGGCTCTTATAGCTTTGCAAAAGGAATATCCAAAAATATTTGAAAAATATGACATTGAGACTTTAAAACTTGCTGATATACTCAAACTTAAAAAGGAGATAGCTAAAATAGATGAGGAAAAAGGGAAGGAGTCTCGAAAAAATAGCCAGCAGAGGTATAAGAATAATGCAGATACTTTATTAAAGATAGGTAAAGGAGAAATAAAAGGAGGTTTTGATGCTATAGTGAAAAACTCAGACCTTGATAAAGATATATCAAAAGCTTTTGGTAAGTATTGGCGTTATAATCCTATGTTGGATTTTAGAGAAATTTATCAATATTTTGTTGAAAAAGAGAAAGTCGCAAAGAACGATGTTAAGGGGGATGCTGTAGCTTCTTGGGCATCGAATCTTAAGAACCTATCAGAGGAGCAGGTAAAGAAAGAATTAGAGCATAGGCAGAAACTCATTGCGGACTTGCAAAAGCAAAAGAAAGCAGGTAACAAATGGGCTTCACACGGGGTTAATTTTGGAGGTGATTGGTTTGCTTTCAATGAAGAGGAACTACAGGCACAATCGAAGACCTTGCAGGCTCAATTGGATAGGTTACACGAAAAAAAATATGAGTATAAAGATCTTACTAAGGAATATACACAAGCCGTTAAGGACGCAGAGAAGGCTTTGGATAATATAAAGAACGGAGGACTAGGAGAACTCAAAAAAGAAGAATTTGAAAAAGCTATTAAAGATGCTGAAGAAAAATTAGAAAACGCAAAGAAAACATTAGAGAAACACAAAACAAGTTTAAATAAAAAAGCCCCTGCAACCTCTAAAAAGGAAGCACTCCCAGAGTTCGATACAGAAAAAGCCCAAAGAGAGCATCAGCGACAAATTCAAGATGACCTATTTAGACAAGAAGAAGCACGCATTAAAATAATGCAAGACGGGGCGGACAAACGCCTTGCTATCATACAATTAGAGTACGACAAGCAAGAAGAGGAAATTAGAAGGCGTTCAGAAGACCAGTTAGCCGCATTCATCGAAACCGAAAAACAAAAAGCTGAAGCACAAGGCAAATGGAAAAAAGGACAAGATTTTGACACCAATACCGAAGCCATCAATGCTGAAAAAGCCCGCCTTGCTGAAAATGAAAAAGTGCTTTTAGCTGATAATGCTGAGTACCAACTCATCCAACAGGAACAATTATATAAAGACTTATTAGAAAAGTACCAAACCTATACAGACCAACGTAAAGCTATTGAGGAGAAATATAATGCTGATATTACCGCACTACAAGCCAAGTTAGGTGCAGATGCTCCACAAGTGAAGAAAGCGCAAGACGAAAAAGCCCGTGAGCTTAAGAAACTGGATATACTCTACAAGAAAGAAAGTACAGCCATTGCGAAGTTGTTTGACAACCTACGTAAAAAGACTGTTAAGGAGATACGAGAGACTATTTTAGAAGCAGAAGCTGAGATTGATGAATTGGCAAAGGTGCTAAATATGGACGACAACGCCAATGTAGAGTTTATAACCAATCTCCGTCAGCAATTAGAACAAGCAAGAGATACAGCAGAACGTAGTGATACTGCCTTTGGTAAACTTGGTACAAGCATCAAAAATTTATTCAAATCCAAGCCTAACACTGCTGAATGGCAGGAATCATTTAATGGTATGATTTCCTCAGCTCAAGCTATTACAGGTGAATTTGCTCAATTAGGACAAGAGTTTGAAAAGTTAGGACAGAGTACAGGAAATGAGAGCTTGAAGCGAATAGGGCAAACTATGCAAAATGTTAGTAATGTACTTAATAGGACTGCATCATTTGCTCAAATAGGAGGACAAATTGGAGGAGGTTGGGGAGCCGCTATTGGTGCTGTAGTAGGTCTTATAACTTCAGGATTTGAGAGTGCAGCTAAAGCTCGTATGGAACATGAAAAAAAATTACAAGAAATAGCTAACTCTAAGATAAAACAGCAAAGTGATTACAATAGGCTTTTGTATGAAGAGCGAATGTTACACAAGGAGAATACTTCTGTATTTGGGACAAAGGAGGTTGCTAATGCTCTGTACTACCTAACAGAATATAGAAACCAGTGGAACTCCTTACAGAAAGATATTACAAGCGGACTATCTGAAGAAAGAAGAAACTACCTCAAAGAACGAATGGAAAAAGGATTTAACCCTTTTTCAAAATCAAGTAAAAAAGAGTGGGAAGAAAAAGTATCTGAGTTAGTAGCAAAACAGAGCAAACTTCAAAATATAATGGTAGCAGATGGTAGCCATACTACAGGGGTTTTGTGGTGGAAAAAAGCTCATACAATTTGGAAAAGTATTATAGATCTACACCCTGATTTGATAAAAGCTAATGGTGAATTTGATGCTAATTTAGCTAAAAGTATTCTAAATAAAGAGTTTGGAGGTAATGGAAAACAAGCATTACAGGATATTATTGATAGTTATGAACGTGCTCAAGAAGCTCAAAAGAAATTTGATGAATATGTAAAAAATACTTTTGGAGAACTTGGCACTTCTGTGATTGATAGTGTTTATAACGCTCTTCAGAAAGGAGAAGATGCCTTTGAGAGTTTTGCTAAATCAGTAGGTAATGTAATAGGAAAATTAGGAAAACAATTAGCTTATGAACTATATGTTGCAGACGATTTTAAAAGGTTACAGGAAAAAATAACACAAGCAGAGAAGAATAATAATGGTAGCGAGGATTTTGCTCAAAAATCCTCTCAGATTGTGAGTGAATTTGGTAACGCAATGAAAAGTAAGGTTTCTGAAATGGAGACATTCCTTAAGCAATGGAATGAGATGGGCAAAGCAAATGGATTTGAGTTTCTAAATGAGCAACGCAAGGCTACAGAAAAAGGATATATGCGAATGAGTCAAGACACAGGAGACGATTTGTTAGGACAACATAGATTACAGACTCAACTAAGTGCTGAGATAAAGAATGTAATGTTACAAAGTGTCAAAGAGTTTGTTGAAATGCATAAGTTTATGCAAGGATCGTTCGCACAACAGCTAAGACACCTTGCAGGAATAGAAGCTAATACCTTTCAACTTCACGAAATGAAAAAGGATATTGCCAATATGAAAGCTGGTATAAATGAACTTACCACTAAAGGAATCAAGATAAGGTCATAAAAAAAGCCCCTTAATTGGGGCTTTTTTTTAATAACTTGTTATTGTTTTGTAATATATTTTGTCATTATAAGAATATTTCCACTTGTAGATAAGGAATAAGGAAGTTGTCAATGGCATTCTATTTGTAGAGTATTCAACATCAGTGTCAAATGTATTATATTCTATTGTTGTTAAAGATGTGTTTGTATAAGCGTCGATTACTTCTAATGATATTACCTTTATCTTTTCTCCTGTTTCATTGGAAAAAGAGCTCCTTAACTCCTTAAAAACTCCTGAATCTGTAAAAAAAGTTGCTGTTGAACGATCTAACTTAATTAAATCTTCTAAATTTCTAACAGATAAAATTTGAATTTCTACATACCCACCATTAGAATTTGTCCCTTTTATAGAAATTGGCGTTTCAGTTGTTTTAATTCCTATTAATTTATTGTTGTTTATAGAAATAAATTCTGTATTAGGAACCTCCCAATTAATATCTACATTGTTAGAAGATGATTCTAATTCTAAATTCACTACCTGATCTTTAAATATATTTCCCATATATTTAAAATGTTCATCTGTTTCATATTTCAAATTAGACCATTTTTCTGGAAAAGATTTTAGTTTAATAATATCCTTAACAGTAACCACACATTCTGCTTTTAGACTCCCAATAGAAACAGATATGATACAATCTCCACTAGCTTTTCCTTTAACATTACCATTAGATACAGTAGCTATATTTTCATTGTTTGAAGTCCATACAACATCTTCACTAAAATCTTCAGGGGTAACAGAAAATTCGATACTTTTTTCTTTTCCTAAGGGAACAAATATCTTTTCTTTTAATGTTATTTTTTCTGCACTAACTGCTATAACATCAATTTCTATTTTCTTTTCTATAACTTTCTGTGAATCTGTTGCTTGAATAATTAGATTAGTAGTTCCCTTCTTTAGACCAACAATCTCACAAATTTCTCCACGAACACTAAAAAAACGAGCTATATTTGTATTTTCTATGTCCAATTTACTAATACGCCAACCCTGTTCTTTAATATTTATAGATATGGATGATATATCCCTACACTTAATAGACATCCTTTCCACAGAGGTATTAATTGTTGGTGATATATCTTTTGCTTTTGGAACTTCCTTATCCTCGCTTTTGGAGCACCCAAAAACAATTAACCCAACGAGGATCATTAGTATTTTTTTCATGTGTTATAAAATATTAGGTTATTAAATTAGCCACAAAATTAAGAAATTATAAAGAAATAAGAAAGAAATTTAACGTTTTAAAAATAACACACATTTTTAAACAAGGATTATTGATAACTTAGCGAGAAAATTATATACAATTTCATATAAAAATTATATATTTGCGCTTATCAAAAACCTAACGAAA